TGTTTGACCAGATGGTAAGTAAACGCCAAGGCATTAAGCCTGTGGTGAACAATGGCCCACGAACAGCCAAGCCTGGTGCAGCTGGTCGGGTTTCGACAACAACTGAGGGTATGCGAGCAAAGCAGCGTCTTGCAAAATCCGGTCGCATTGATGATGCGGCCTCTGCAATTGAACTTTTATTGAAATGAGGAAATTATGACTATCGTTAGTAATACATTCTTGACCTATTCCGCCAAGGGTATTCGGGAAGATTTGAGCAATGTGATCACAAACATTGCGCCTTAACTTGAGGGCCGTTGCAGAGTAATTTGCAATTGACACTAGGAGAATTGCTGGGAACCCCTAACGGATAGGCAGCCGAGGGCAATCAGCAGCCGAGCCTCGAAAGAGGAAGGTTCAACGACTAGATCGAAAGATCGTAGGACCAAGTGGTCCGAAGCACCTAGCCCCACGAAAGTGGGTGAAGATATAGTCTGATCTGCATAGAAATATGCAGTCCCGCAAGGGAGGCAAGGTCTAACGAACCTTATCCAACATAGATGGAAGAAACGCCTTACATGAGCAACATTGGCCGTGAAAACGTGTCCAATGCTTTGTTTGAGTTCCAATCTGATACTTTGGCCGCAGCCGCTGCCAATGCACAGCTTGAGGGTGATGACGTTGGCAGCTTTGATGCTGTAACTGCTACTGTGCGTTTGCAAAACTATGCACAGATTTCACGCAAGACAATCATCTTGTCAGCTACTGAAGAAGTAGTTAACAAGGCTGGCCGTCGCAGCGAACTGGCTTACCAGATCGCAAAGCGTGGCGCTGAATTAAAGCGCGATCAAGAGTTTGTCATGTTGAATGGCGGTATCGCTGTCGCTGGTGACTCTACAACTGCCCGTGTGACTGCCTCTTTGGGTGCGTTCATTAAAACGAACACAGACAAGCAGACCAATGGTACTGATCCATCTTATACAACGCTGCCAAACAGCGCCCGTACAGATGGCAACGTGCGCACATTCACTGAAACCATTCTCAAGAATGTGATTCAAAAAGTGTGGACACAAGGTGGTACACCTAAGATTTTGATGTGCGGTCCTGTTAACAAACAGCGCGTGTCAGGTTTCTCTGGTATTGCCTCAAGCCGTTTCAACATTGATGGAGGAGCAAAGCCAGCAACCCTCGTGGGCGCTGTCGATATCTACGTTAACTAATGGCGTCGATAAGCAGTAATGCTTGTTTGTAACTAGGTGAATTCGGTGAACCTCCTAACTGTCAAGCCGGACAGAGGACAATACCGAGCCAAGCTGAGAAATCAGAAGGTGTAACGACTAGAGGTGAGAGCCTCGTAGGACCAAGCGGTCCGAAGTGCCTAGCCCCTCATAATGAGGGTGAAGAGATAGTCTGATCTACCAGGTAACTGGTAGCCTCGAAAGAGGGATGAGAGAATAGCGAATCTCATTTAACATTGATGCAGTGATTTCGGCAATGTGCAAGTTATCGCCAACCGCTTCCAGCGTGAGCGCGATGCATGGGTAATCGACCCTGACTACGCCAAGATGACTATGCTGCGCCCTTACCAGCAAGTCGAATTGGCCAAGACTGGCGATGCTGAAAAGCGTATGCTGATCGTGGAATGGGGCCATAAAGTGACGGCTGAAAATGCCCATGGTTTGGCAGCTGACTTGATCACTTCTTAATCGAAGTAAACTGAAAGGGCCAGGGAAACTTGGCCCTTTTTTTAACATGATTCACAAAAGACTATTTAGCGAAAACAAAGATCAAGGCATCAAACGAATCTGGCATGAAAACCCAGAAACTGGCGATGTGACCATTGAGACCCAACAAGATGTCACAGCGGTGATTGAGGCCAATAAGGCCATCTATAACGCTGTGGATGAGAAAGCCAACTGGACCGGTGAGTGGCACTTGGTGGCATCCATCCCCGAATCCCTTTATTACAAGATGAAGGCCGAGGGCAAGATCGATGACCAGGAGTACATGAAAAAATGGCTCAACGACTCTGACAACAAATTTTTTAGAACAAGACCTGGGAAAGTATGAACTACATTGCAGTATGCACACCGGCCCGTGATCAGGTCCACACCAATTACACCTATTGCATGGTGAATATGGTGGCCTATCACACGCTCAACACCACAGACGCTATCAGTCTGAAATTGATGCAAGGCACAATTATCCAAAACCAAAGGGCTGACCTTTGCTTGGATGCAATGGCTGAAGGATGCACCCATATCCTTTTCATTGACTCGGACATGACGTTTCCACAAGACATGGTCCAAAGACTACTCAAGCACGACAAAGAGATTGTGGCTGCCAACTGTGCCAGGCGCAGAATGCCCACCGGCCCAACTGCCCAGAATTATGACGCTGATGGCAAGCGCCAGGCGGTCTACACAATGCCAGAATCCACCGGATTGGAAGAGGTGGGAAGCATTGGAACGGGCATAATGCTGATCAAGCGCGAGGTGTTTGAGGGCATGAGCGAGCCATGGTTTGATATGCCATGGCAGACCACACGGGGCTACATGGGTGAGGATGTGTTCTTTTGTAAGAAAGCGCAAGAGCTGGGTTACAAAGTCTACATCGACCATGATGTCTCAAAAGAAATTGGCCACATTGGCACATTTGAATTTCGCCATGAACACACTTGGATTGTGAAAGAGGAAATGGAAAAAGAGGCCCAATAATGGCACTTACTACATACACAGAGTTAAAGACTTCAATAGCAGACTGGCTTAATCGTTCAGATTTAACGACCACCATTCCCGACTTTATCTCTCTGGCCGAAGCACAAATCGAAAGAACACTGCGCACTAGGCAGATGCTGACCAGGTCAAATTTGACAGTGGATGGAGAGTTTGAGTCAACGCCTGCTGACTTTTTAGAAGTCAAAGCATTTAAATTGACCAGCACAAACCCAATCACCCCTTTGTCTTTTATGACAATGGATGCCTTGGATGAGGAATCAACAAAATTTACGGCCAGCGGCAGGCCAAAGTTTTTTGGTGTGGTAGGCACTCAATTTCGTTTTGTGCCAACGCCTGATGCAAGTTACACGGCAGAAATTGTTTACTTTGCAAATTTAAATAAACTGTCTGCAAGTGTTGCAACCAATTTTATTTTGACATCAAGCCCTGACATATATCTTTATGGAGCGCTATTGCAGGCCGCCCCATACTTGCAAGATGATGCGAGAATTCAAGTATGGGCGACTCTTTATGAGCGCGCATTAAACGACTTGCAAGTGGCCGATGACCGAGGCTCAACCTCTGGCGGCAATTTGTTGACACGCGCAAAAACATTTGGTTAAGGACTAAAAATGGCAGATACCACCACCACAAATCTATTGCTGACCAAGCCAGAAGTTGGCGCAAGCTCAAACAGCTGGGGTACTAAGGTCAACACTGACCTTGATTTGGTCGATGCACTGTTTGCCGCTGCTGGCACTGGCACAAGTGTTGGCCTTAATGTTGGCGCTGGCAAGACCTTGGCGGTCGCGGGTACGCTGACGGCCACAGGCACAACAAACCTAACCTCGCCAGCGGTCACAACTGGCCTCACGACACCATCAACAACCTTTGCATTGGCCAACACCACAGCAACCACTGTGAACTTTGCCGGTGCAGCGACTGCTGTGAACATTGGCGCAGCCACAGGAACTGCGACAGTAGCAAATACCACTTTGGCGGCTAAAGCGATTACAGCAAGCACGACATTGGCGGTGACAGGCACTTCAACTTTGACAGGTGCAGTCACAGCAACGGCAGGGGTGACAGGCCCAATCACATCAAGCAATGTGGCGATTACGGGCGGCTCAATCACTGGCATTACCGATTTGGCTGTGGCTGATGGTGGCACGGGTGCTTCTACTGCACAGGCTGCCTTAAATAACTTGCTGCCTAATCAAGCATCTGCTAACACCAAGTATCTGCAAAGCGATGGCACTAACGCAAGCTGGGATGCTGTAACTCTTTCTACTTCTGACATCACAGGAACTTTGGCGGTTCTTAATGGCGGCACTGGCCAGACAAGCTATACCGATGGCCAGCTGCTGATTGGTAACAGCACCGGCAATACTTTGACCAAGGCATCTTTGACTGCTGGGTCTGGTGTGACCATCACCCCAGGCGCTGGGTCAATCTCTATTGCATTCACTGGCCCAGGCTCTGGATCAGTGACAAGTGTGGATGTATCGGGTGGCACAACTGGATTGACAACAAGCGGTGGCCCAATTACAAGCACCGGCACAGTGACTCTTGCAGGGACATTGGCCCCTGCGAATGGCGGCACGGGCGTAGCAAACAACGCTGCCATGACTGTCACAGGCTCTGGTAACTTTGCTTACACACGAACTCTGACAGCAGCCACTAACGTCACTTTCCCGACAACGGGAACATTGTCTACTTTGGCGGGCACAGAAACCCTGACAAATAAAACCATTGCTTATGGCAGTAATACACTTACTGACGTAGTTGGGGTTACAGCTACACAGACTCTGACAAACAAGACGTTGACAAGCCCAGTACTGACAACCCCTCAATTGGGAACACCATCACAAGGCGTATTAGGTACTTGCACTGTTGATGGCACAAACAAAGTTGGCTATCTCAACATACCAAACTCAGGTGCTAAAACAGCAAGTTATACCCTTGTTGTTGGCGATGTGGGTAAGTTTATTGAGCTAGGCACATCAGGAACAGTTGTAGTCCCAGCAAGCGTGTTTGCGGCTGGTGATGCAATCAGTATCTTTAACAATACATCAGCTACCATTTCTTGCACTTGCTCTGCTGTAACAACAGTTTATAAGGGCGGCACAGACACAGATATTTCTACTTTTGACTTAACTACAAGAGGTGTAGCTACTATTTTGTTTATTACTACCACAGTCGCTGTTATAACGGGGAATTTGGCATGAGTGGGATGATGCTCAATGTGGTTGGTGGGACTTTTGGTGGACTTCCTGCTATTGGTGCAGCTTATGAGGGTGGTTTCTTTGCGGGTCAAATTGACCAATCTGGGAGTATATTTAACATAGTTGTTGGCCCAGTAGCATCCGCACAATTTGCTACTAAGCAATGGAAAAATGCAAACACAGCTACTACGGGTGCGAATAGCGTAATTGATGGCCCACAGAATACAGCGGACATAGTAGCTCATGGAAATGCAACTGTTTACCCAGCGGGTCACTTTTGTAATGACTTGGTTATTGGCGGTTTCAGTGACTGGTATATGCCAGCCAAGAACGAACTTGAAGTCTGCTATTACAATTTAAAACCCACTACAACCGCAAACCAAGCTTACGGGATAAACCCAAACGCTGTACCTGCTAGGGCAAGTAACTACACGACTGGTGATCCAGCACAAACCGCTGCAACAGATTTTCGTAGCACAGGTGCTGAAGATTTCGCAGAGAACTATTATTGGTCTAGTACTAAGAATGGGACTAATTACGCAAGATGCCAACACTTTAGTGATGGCCTTCAAGCCAGCTACTATAAGAACACTTCTTTCCGTGTCCGAGCCATCCGCAGAGTAGCAGTTTAAGGAGTATACAAAATGTATATTTGTATCACCGAAGTAGACGCAGTAACTAAAATAGTCTGCACATCTGAGCCACAGCGCACAGGCCCATCAATGCCAGCAATTAAAGGTTGGACTCACTTATGGCATGACAGTTCTACATGGCCTGTTAGCACAGACGCAACAGGCACATATCTAAGAGCACCAAGATACTATGGCACTTGCGATGATGATGCTGACACTACTATTGCTGGTGTATTACAAGTATTGACCGAAGCAGAGTACACCACCCTCAGAACCGCTGAACACGAAGCCCGTAAACCTTATCCATCTTGGATTGGTTATCCAGACACAATGACATGGAGTGCGCCTGTAGCTAGACCAGTAGATGCCATTATGAATGGCGGTAATGTTGCATACCAATGGGATGAAGCTACCCTTAATTGGATTCCACAGGCATGAAGGAATTTTTCTTTATCTCAGGTTTACCAAGGTCAGGCTCAACCCTGCTCTCGGCTATCTTGCGTCAGAACCCTGAGTTCTACGCAGATATTTCCTCGCCAGTACAAGGTTTGGTGGCTTCAACCATCAATGTCATTACTGGAAGCGAGAGCAATCACTTAGTAGATGAAGACAGACGCAAGCAAATACTGAAAGACGTATTTGAGGCTTATTACAAAGCAGTTACACCTAATACAGTATTTGACACTAGCAGAGGATGGACTGCCAAGACATCTTTGCTGAAAGACCTGTACCCACAGACCAAGATTGTTTGCTGTGTGCGGGACTTGCCTTGGATACTAGACAGTTTTGAGCGTATTTCGGCTAAGAATTCCTTGTATGGTGCAGCACTAACAGATGATGAAGCTAGGCAGACAGTCACCACTAGGTGCGATGCCCTCATGGATGTAAAGAAGGAAGGCCAAGTTGTCAAACCTTATTACTTCCTAGAAGAAGGCTTACTGTTAAACCCTGACATGATTATGTTGGTGGAATATGAATCTTTATGTAAACAGCCTGAGAGCGTGATGCGTGAGATTTATGGGTTTATTGGCAAGCCTTACTTTGACCACGACTTCAAGAATGTTGAGTATGAGAACGAAGTGTTTGACAAAGCGTTGAACATGAAAAGTCTGCATACAGTCAGGAAAGAAGTTACGTGGCAAGAACGCCCCTCAATCTTGCCCAAGTCAGTTTGGGATAAGTATTCGGGTAAAGACTTCTGGCGCACACCCGCACCAGAGTTTGCAATCAAACAACTTTACAAGGTTAAGGGATGAAAAGAATCTTAATCATGGGTTTGCCTGGTGCTGGTAAAACTTACCTTGCGCAGCATATTCTTGAGCATTTGCAGAGATACGAAAAGACAGTCATGTGGCTGAACGCTGATGATGTACGCAAGAAATACAACGATTGGGACTTCTCCCATGAAGGCCGTATTCGCCAAAGTTTGCGTATGCGTGAGCTGGCTGACAGCTACGATGTAGACTTTGTGATATGCGACTTTGTTGCCCCACTGGTTGAGATGCGTAATAACTTCAAGGCTGATTGGACTGTCTGGGTTGACACGATCAATCAAGGCCGTTTTGAGGATACCAACAAGGTGTTTGTTGCGCCAGAGCAGTACGACTTCAGGATTACTGAGCAGAAGTCTGAAAAGTGGGGTGAGTTCATTGCTGCACACATCTTGGATGAACGCCCTCGCCCTGTTTTTGATTGGCAGAAAGAGACTGTCCAAATGTTAGGCAGATGGCAGCCTTGGCATGAGGGTCACAGAAAACTCTTTGAAAGAGCCTTGGCTAAGACGGGTCAAGTGGTTATACAGATCAGAGACTGTCAGGGTTGGAACGGTTCTAACCCCTTTGCTGCCAATCAGGTCAAAGACTTTATCAAGCGTGATCTTGATCCTTTGTATCAAGGTCAGTATGAAATTCAGCTTGTGCCAAACGTGGTAAACATTACCTATGGTCGGGATGTAGGCTACAAAATTGAGCAAGAGTCTTTTGACGATGCTACACACGCTATATCTGCAACCAAGATACGCAAACAAATGGGTGTGTGATGAGCGATAAAATGATCAGTGAGACAGAGGCCAAGCTGTCGGTGCATGAAGCCATCTGTGCTGAACGATATGAGAGCATTCAGCAAAGTTTTGCTGCTGGCTCGAAGCGCATGACAAAGATTGAATATCTGCTGTATATCGTGATTGCAGCAGTGCTGTTCGGCCCAGGGGTGGCTGCCGAATTCGTCAAGAAGATTTTCGGGCTATGAGAAACTGGGCCGTGGCATTGATTGCCGCGGCTCTTTTGAGTGCCACCATTGCCTGGTGCTTTTTTGTCATCATTTTGTTTTGGCCATGATTTATGCTCTGGTCTTACTAGCAGCCGTTGCCGAATATAGATGCATCAGGTGGTCATGGACCGGTGATGTCTACAATAGGAGGGTTGTTTGCCTTGAGTGGAAAAAGGTAGAGAAAAAATGATCGATCCAATCACAGCCCTGGCGGGAATACAAAGCGCCATTAGCATGGTCAAGAAGGCAGCAAAGGTTGCCAATGACTTAGGCTCACTTGCGCCCATGATTGGTAAGCTATTTGACGCAAAGTCTGTGGCCACCAAGGCCATGCTTCAAGCCAAGCAGTCTGGCAAAGGCTCGAACATGGGAACGGCCTTGCAGATCGAGATGGCCCTAGAGCAAGCCAGAGCCTTTGAGGAAGAACTTAAAATGCTCTTTATGCAGACCGGCAAGATCGATGTCTGGAACAAGATTAAAGCTCGTCAAGCAGAGATGGACTTGGCAGATGCTAAAGAGATAAGTGCTTTGAAAGCCGCAGACAAGAAAGCCAAAGAGAAAGAGCAAGAGCAACTTGAGATTGGTCTGGCCATTGGCGGGGTATTCTTTGTTCTATTCTTAATCTTTGTTGGCGTGAACGAAATGATGGAATTTTGTGCCACTACTAGAAGGTGCGGAAGATGACTTGGCTTGATATAGTTCTTTGGTCTGCTGTACCTGTTAACTATTTCTTTTGGATAGTTGTTTATCCAAGGCTGGTAAATGAATGAGTATCAGAAGACCTTTGACCTATGCCTCAAGATATTCGTTTATGGATGTGTGGCTTTATGGTGTCTTGGGCTGCTCAAATTTTTGCCGGATGACCTCTCCGACCGGATCGTTAATTTACTGCTAGGAAGGATTGGTCTAGGTAAATGAAATATGTTTTACTTGTATTACTTGTATTTTTAGTTGGATGCGAAGAAAATTATCGCTACAAGTGCCAGAATCCTGACAATTTTCATGCGACAGAGTGCCAAAAGCCTAGATGCCTATTCACTCAGACTTGCCCAGAATACTTGGTTGCACCAATCTTGGAGAAAAAAGTTGACGAAGTTAAACCTAACAACTGAAGAAATTGAGGTCAGGGTCTGGAGCATTGTGGTGCTTGCTGTGACCCTGATTCTTTTCTTTATCGTGATTGCTCTGCTTTATTCTGTGACCTTTGTCACCCAGCCAATCAAGAGTATGGCCCCGATCGACCAGGCATATACCAAGATGCTGAACGATATCGTTCTATTGATTGTGGGCGGCATTGGCGGTGTGATTGGTAAACGGGCAATGACTTCTAGGCAGCAGCCGCCCCCCATGGGGCAATGCACTGGCCAGCCAATGGGTGGCTACCCAACACCAGGTTACAGCAACAATCATGGGCTTAATGCCATGCCAACTTGGACCAATCCAGAGCTGGATGAGTCTTGGACTCCTGGGCCACCACCCACAACGCCACCGGACCATCTTGAGGATGACCATGAGCGCGAGCAGCTGGCCATTGCCAGACGGGAGACTGATTGATGTTTGGCATACCATTCCCCTATATTGCCTTGGCTGTTTGCCTTGCCTTGTTTGGCTCTTACCGAGGTGGCTATCATTATGGGTGGTCAGATCGTGACGCTGAAATGCAGATTGCCATTGCCAAAAAGAATGATGAGGCCAGAGCCAAAGAGGCAGAGCTTGGCACTAAATTGATTGACCAAGAAACAAAACTGAGAAAGGCCCAAGATGATGTCAAGAAAAAACAGTCTGCTATGCATGAGCTTGCTAGGACTGGCCGGCTGCGCCTCCCAACCGCAAGTTGTCCACAAGCCAGTCCAAGTGCCACCATTGCCACTGGAAATCCACAACCCAGCCAGCCCGATGAAAGCGAACTTGAGCGACAGACTATTGCAACTCTTATCGACATCGCAGCCGAAGGAGACAAAGCCATCACCAAGCTCAACGCCTGCGCTAGCGCCTACGAAGAAGTAAGGAGAATTGTCAATGGTCAATAGTCAGCAGCTCCAGCAACTGCACATTGGCCCAGAGTGGGTCGATGCGCTTAATGAGACTTTTCAGCGCTTTGACATTTCGACACCCCTGCGCCAGGCTGCCTTTATTGGCCAGTGTGGCCATGAGTGTGGGAACTTTAGGGTGCTTGAGGAAAACCTCAATTACAAAGCTGAAGCACTGCAAAAGCTCTGGCCAAGGCGCTTTGATGCTGCCAAGGCTCAAATGTGTGCCAGAAATCCCAAGCTCATTGCAAACACTGTCTACAGCAGCCGAATGGGTAACAGGGATGAGGCCAGTGGGGATGGGTATCGTTTCCGAGGCCGAGGCTGCATTCAGCTCACAGGGTCTGCGAACTACCACCATGCTGGCCAAGCGCTAGGTGTGGACCTGATCATGCAGCCCGAGCTGGTGGCCACACCCCAGTATGCAGCCCTGACTGCTGGGTGGTTTTGGGATGTCCAGAAACTGAACCAGTATGCTGACAGTCAAGACTATAAAACCTTAACCAAAAAGATCAATGGCGGCTTTATTGGCTTAGACGACCGCATCAAGCACATCAACCATGCGCTGTCTGTCCTGACATAATTAGCCCATGGCCAATGTCAATCAACAACTCGAAGTCCCCTCAATCCCAAGCCTTGGCTTTGCGCCAGAGGCTTATGAGAAACGCTACTTTGCTGAAAACAATGGGGCGCTGAATGGGTACTTCAGAAAATTGATCAGTGTGCTTGGGGCTTTGTTTGGCCCAAAGGGGGGCAAGTTTTTGAACACACCCCATGGTGCTTTTCACGACTCTACTGACCAAGTGGCTGCAAGCACCACAGTGGCCACTGCTGTGGTATTTGGCAACACAGACATCTCCAACGGGGTCACGCTGTCAAATAGCTCAAGGCTCAATGTTGCAGACTCTGGTGTTTTCAACATCCAGTTTTCGATTCAACTGAAAAATACCACCAACGACAGCCATGATGTGGATATTTGGTTTCGCAAGAATGGCACAAACGTAGACAACTCAAACAGCAGATATCACCCCCCTGCAAGAAAAAGCACAGGTGATCCAAGCCACATGATTGCGGCCTTGAACTTCTTTATTGAATTGAATGCAGGCGACTATGTTGAAATTGTTTATAAGGTTGACAATGTAAATGTGACGCTAGAGCATTTTGCTGCCGGCTCAAGCCCAACACGGCCAGCAGTGCCATCAGCCATTGCGACTGTGTCTTTTGTCTCAAATCTACCTACAATTTAGCCATGTACATACCCATCAAACTACCCCCAGGTGTTTACCGAAATGGCACTGAGTATCAGTCTGCTGGGCGCTGGCATGACGCTA